TACAACAGAGAATCTCTCAAAATATTTTCGGGGAAGTTTGTAGATTGATTGCCAGGTAGTAATAATGACTTGAGAGTCCGTCTCTCTTTCTCTACCAGCGTATATTTTGTGGCAATATGAACCAACGTCCCACCCATAATCTGCAAAGTCTTTATACATTTGCTCTACAAGCGAAGTCGTCGGAACAACTATCAAAGTACTTTGTTTTCTTTCAACGTAATATCTCACAATCGAATATATCATCAGGGACTTTCCTGAAGCAGTTGGAGATATCAACAATTTTCTATTATGTCGTAAGGCATCGTATACTCCATCTATCTGGTACTCTCTGGGAGCGTACTTTGAGATAGCAGTCATATAGTCTTTGACACCTTCCTTTGATATTCCCTCATTTACCTCAAAGGGAGTACCATAGTGTTTATTATTTTTAAACTCGTAAGTATATCCGTGATCTTTACAAAATTGTATTATCCTATCTAACAATCCAACGTATATGTCACCTGTTTGAGTACTGAATAATCTTATCTTACCATCCCAAAACTTTTTTTTGTATGCTGGAGAAAAACTTGCACCAGGTACATCAAATGTAAATTGGTCTGCTAATTCATAATAGATATGTACTTCTGCATCTATATGAAGGTATACTTCATTCTTCTTTGATATAACCAAATGTGACATGACATAATCTTCATTTGCAAATATTTAGTATGACTAAATAAATCAGTTTAGCTTAAAATAATGACTGCTCTGATTGACCCGAAAAAATATACCAAAACACTTGACCTATTAAGGTCATTTTTTTT